GAGATTAATGGAATACGTAGCTCAAGAAGTAGGTGTAAAGCCTGGTTATCTATATCATACCATAGATTCATTGCATATATACAAAAAAGATTGGCATTTCTTATCTTGTAATTTAGAGGATTTGAAAGATGAATACTAAATATTCAAATATAAAAGGGTACCCTGGATATTATATATCTAAAAGGGGTACCCTTTTTACTTCTCTTAAAAGGGTAGGAGTTAAAGGGAAAGGCCATGGTAGGAAAGGTACTACTACTGTGATTTCTAATACTTGGAGAAAGAGGTTGGTATCATTAACTTCTAATGGGTATTTACAATGTACTTTGTTTAGAAAGAGGTTTTATATACATAGGTTAGTATATGAAGCTTGGATTGGTAATATACCAAATGGGTATGATATTGACCATATAAATGGTATAAAAACTGATAATCGAGTATCTAATCTAAGAGCAGTTCCAAGGTCAGAAAATTTGAAACATAACTATGAGTTAGGTTTTAGGGGTTCTAATTATATACATACTTTTTCTGATAAAGAAAGGAATTTAATAATGATAGACCATAAAGAAAAGGGTCTTAGTATAAAGAAAATATCTCTTAAGTATGGATATTCTAGGTACTTTATTCATCAGGTATTGAAAGGAATTAGATAATGGAAACAAGATATCACATAATAAGAAACAAAAGAGAGTTAAAGAAACTCATTGCCTGTTGTAAAGCTACCGGATATGCCAGTGTGGATTATGAAACTAATGGTTCACCAATATACAACAAAAGTTTTAAGCCAACTATACTCTCAGTATCCTGGATGCCAGGATTTGGTGCTTCCATTCCTTTAGACCATTTCGAAACAAAAGATTATACTTCACCCGGTTGGAATTGGAAAAAGATGCTAAGGAAATTTGGGGAAGAGGTAATCGAGAATTATGACATTGTAAAGGTGGCATGGAACTGGAAGTTTGATGACCAGATAAACCAAAAGTATCGAATATTCTATAGAGGTACTTGTTTAGATGGTATGCTTGCAAAATATCTACTAAACGAGGAAAAACCTAATGATTTAAAATCAATGGTAAGAAGGTATTTACCAGAGTATGGTAATTATGAGAAGCAAGATGCTTTCGATAAAATACCTTGGGATAAAAAAGAGTTAGACCCACTTTGCCATTATGGATGTCAAGATACGGATTATACTCTTAGGTTAATGATATTCTTTGAAAAGAAGCTGATTGACCTTGGTTTGTACAGTACCTTCAGGAATTTAATTATGTCTGCATCAAGGGTACTCACTTCAGTAGAGAAGAATGGTTTGTATCTAGATAGAGAGTTCAATAATCAACTACTGGAAACATATAAACCAAAAATAGATGCGGCTAGACAAGCTATATATGATTTGCCAAGAGTAAAGAAATTCGAAAAGAAGTATAACCAAGAAAAGGTTGATAAGTATATCCAATCTATCGAATCAGAACTTGAAGAGTTAGATTATAATGACCCAAAGGATAAACGTAAGATTGCATCAAGGGAACAGAAAATTTCAAATATTAAGGCAGGTATATTCACAACTAAAAAGGAACAAGAATTAATAAGACCCATTAATTTGGGTAGTTCAGTTGATTTACCTGCATTGATGTATTCAGAAGAAGGTTTTCATTTTGAGGTAATTAAGAATAATGAATCCGGTAAACCAAGTACTGATGAAGAAACTCTTACTAACCTTAGGTTAACGATTAAAAAGCCAGATTCACCAAAGGCAATATTCCTTGATAAGCTTCTTGAATTACGAGGGTTAGAGAAAATGTATAAGACCTATATAAAGGGTTGGAATGAAAAAGTTCAAGATGATGATAGATTACATGGAAGATTTCTTATTCAGGGGACTACAAGTGGAAGATTATCCTCTGCAGAACCCAATGCTCAACAAATTCCCAAGACATCCGTAGACCCCAATATTAAATTACAATTAAAAGCTCCTAAAGGAACCTTATATATTGCTAGTGATTTTAGCCAGGCAGAATTAAGAATTATGGCTCATCTATCTGGAGATGAAACTTATCTTAATGCTTTTAACTCTGGTCAGGACCCTCACTTAGCAATTGCTGCTACTAAATATCATATACCCTATGAAGAAGCTCTTAAGATATATGAGGATGAAAATCATCCAGAACATAAGATATGGAAGTTGAGAAGAAAGCAAGCTAAACAAATTGTTTTTGGACTTATTTATGGAATTGGTGCAAAATTACTAGCAGTAAAACTATCTGACCCAAAATCTGGTATTATAGTTACACCAGAAGAAGCCCAAAAGGAAATGGACATATTCTTTGGTCAACACCCCAAGTTGAAGACCTTCTTGAAGAAACAAGAGAAATTCCTTAGAAAGAATGGGCATCTGGTATCATTATTTGGGAGGAAAAGAAGATTACCCCAAATATATTCAAATGATAAGGGAGAAGAAGCTTATGCTTTGAGATTAGCATTAAATTTCCCATGTCAATCAGCAGCATCTGATATGTGTTTATTTGGAAGTATTCTCATATACTACTTAATGAGACAAGGTAAATTACCCTCTACTAAGTCTGTATGTTTGGTACATGATGCTAATTATCAGATTACTAAACCAGAGAATATTAATATTTGGAGTATATATGAGATGTGGCAAATTTATAGGAACCCATTAACTAAGCCATACTTCGGCTTTCAGATAGATGATGTCACAATGGACATGGAGTTTGTTATTGGTAGGTCAATGGCAGAAGAGTTACCTTTTATTCCGGGTTATGATTATAAGAAAATGTTAGAACCTGATTTCTCAGTAGAAGAATATATGGAAGAACATAAGAAATATAAACACATACCTATTTCAGAGTATAAGAAACGTTTTAACAAACAAATGAAGCAATATGAAAAAGATTTTGAACGGACCCACGGTATGGAGGGCTAAATGCCCAGTATGTGATTGCGAATTTGAATATGATACCAGTGAAACTTTTGGGGTTTATAATAAATCTGGGGATTATTTTAGGATAGTACAATGTCCTAATTGTAAAACTAATATAAAGCATTCAGATTCAGTATCTACCATTACAGGAGTGAAAAGAGAAGATACTATGTATACATAAATAATATAAATTTATGGAATTATGGCAACACAGAAAGAGATTGATAATGCAAGTAAGTTAACTGCCCTTACTTATATGGTTGCAGGTTGCTTAGGTTATTCTATCGAAAATTTACTTAAGTACTTAGATGTGGTTAATCTAAGGTTGAGTGGACAAGAAAAAATGTTACTTAACCGATTAAAGACTCAGTTATCTCAAGTACAAACTAATCTTACTACTTTAGAGGGATTGGCTTTTAAAGTAATGGCTACGGATGAGGATGGTAAACTTGCTTATGAAGATGCCACCCATATTTATTGGGCTGCATTTTTAGCATTACTCGATAGAGGTGGTACTGATAACTTATGCGACTTAAGATTAATGGCTTTGGTAGATAAGATAAGCATCTATAAATCTCTTCTTAATTTGCCAGGTATGAAACTCTCTTATCAAATGGCTTTTGCTCAAGTAACTAAAGCAATAAGCAAAGGGGAATTTAGTAAAGAAGACTTTAAAAACCTATTAGAAGTTTATGAAGACGGAACTGAAAAAACTAAAGGTTAAATTTGAAGGTAAACTTATTGAGATTGATATTCAAAAAGAGTTATCTATCAATGAGAATATCATTAATTCTCAGCTACGAGAATCTCCTTCTAGTTATTATGTACTTGCTTCTTTGAGAGATAAGTATATAAAAGAAAGGGATGCTCTAGCAAGGGAAAAAGAAGAAGCTTATTCGAATGCCTGGTTATATTATAAGGATGCTAATGAAAGATGGAATAATGAATACGTATCTCATAAGGCAAACCTTAACAAGAAATACTCTTCTATCAATGAAAGGTATTTGAAAGCTGTAGAAAAAGCAAATAAGTTCATAACTATATGTAAGTGCTATGAGTCACGCGAAAATATATTAAGAACTATTAATGCGAACCTAAGAAAAGGTTAACCCATTGAACTATAAACAATTACTAACTTTTAAAAACAGTATTAGAATATGAATTATTCAATGACATTTATCTCACCTCTTGTAGCTGAGAAATTTAATCAAGAATTACCCGGATGCCCAACAGAAAACCGGGTACTTATTTTATCTCCCAAGGAGGTAAACCAAACTAAATCCGGTTTGATTATCCCTGAACAAGTAAAAGAGGGAGTTCCTCGTAAAGGGGTTGTAGTAAAGAGTGGAGAAATTACTGAAGAATACAAAACCTACCGAGAATTGGTTGCTGTAGGTAGAATAGTTACCTATGGTTTGTATGCAGGTAAAGAACTTGAATTCGAAACGGGCAAACTATCTCCTGCTCTCAAACAACTTTTAGAGAAAAACGTTCTTACCGTATTGAGTATGAACGAAGTAGTTTACTCAGAACCGAATAATTAAAACTAATCATTATGATAAAAGACAAGAAGAAAAAGAAAGTTTCATCAGAGGGACTTTCTACAAAAGAAAAGATGCTAGCTAGAAAGAAACAGCTAGAATCTAAGGGAAACGGAAGTGGATTGGTATATCCAAAAGAAGGAACCCTGAGAATGAGAATTAAATCTCCAGGTGATGACCAAGAATTGGGTATCGAAATTATTCAATTCTATCTGGGTGGCAATTTGGGAGGAGTTATATCTCCGGCTACTTTTGATGAACCTTGCCCATTCATGGAGAAATATCAAGAATTGAAAAACTCTAAGGATGAAGATGACAAGGAACTTGCAAAGAATTTGGTACCAAGAAGAAGATACGTTATTGGCGGTATCATATACTCAGATGAAAAGGGTAGTAAGGTAGATTACGAAGGTAAAGATAAGGGAGTTTTAGTTCCTCGCTCAGTATACCAGGATATCATTGACCTTTACCTTGATGAAGATGAGGCAGGTGATATGACAGATCCAAAAACTGGATATGATATCAAGGTAATTCGTTCAGGGTCTGGTAAACTAGACACCACTTATTCTGCTCGTGCTTGCAAACCAACTAAGTTGGACAAGAAATATCAAGGTACAATTGACCTTGAGGGAATAGTTCGTTCTCAAATCAAATCCTATGATGAGTTGGAAGATTTGCTTTCACAGTATCTAAATGAAGACCATGGGGATGACGATGAGGATGATAAACCCAAGAAGAAAAAGAAAAAGGGAGTTCACAAAGACCATTACATGGAAGATGATGAACATAAGAAAAAGAAAAGAAAATACAAATCGGATATTTAAGGGTTAGTAATATGGTTTCATTCGAAGGTGGTAATTAGATTCGTTCTGTTATCACCTTCTTTAGTTTAAAGACATTACATTATGGCAAAGAAATCTAAGGTTGGTTTAAAAGTACCAACAGCAAATGAGATGGCAAAGAAATATGGGAGTATGATTAAATTAGCTTCAGAAGTAACTGATACCGATTTATATATACCATCTACTTTCTTTGCTTTGAACTACTTATTCGGTAAGGGTATTCCTTATGGTAAAATCGTTGAGATTGCTGGAGAGGAATCCTCTGGTAAATCTTTAGTGGCTTATAACTTTGCTTATGCTACTCAACAACTTGGAGGTCATGTGATATGGGTAGATGCTGAACAATCCTGGATGAATTCATGGGCTGAAATCAATGGAGTAGACCCTGCAAGAGTAACTATTGTTAATGATACCCGTATTGAATATATTGCAGACGTAGTAGCAGACTTAGCAATTTATTTACGTTCTCAATTAACTCACAATGAACCGATACTCTTAGTAATCGATTCCATTGCAGCTACTGACTGTACTGATAATATAGATGCTAAGATGGTTGATGGTAAGGCAGAGATGGGAGGTAGAGCAAAGGCTCTTTATAAATACTTTCGTATCAGAAGTGAATTATTCTACAAACTGGGAGTATCTCAGATTTATATTAACCAATTAAGAACTGCTTTGAATGTCGGATTTGGAAAAGATAACACCTGTCTTCATTATGATACTATGATACCTTTCGTAGACGGTACTTCTATGAAAATAGGGGAAAT